CGATTCAGCCCGGCGGTGCTCAGGCCAATATCAGCGCCGCCCCGTATATCACGGTACCCGGCAGCAACGGCATGGCGTTCTACGGCCGCAACGGCTGGACGGTCGTCAACGGAGCCGGCGTGCCGCTCGCAAGCCTGAGCAAACTGGGAATCGGCGCCTCGGGCCTGTTCGGCTACAAGGTTCAGTTCGGCCAGGTCGTCGCCAGCTTCGCGGCCGGCAGTCCCGCGACCTACGACGTGACGCTGCCGACCGCGTGGCCCAATAGCCACACGGCGTTCGTCGCCAGCGTCTGGCCGATGACGACCTGGGCGGGCGTCGGCGCATCGTTCGCCGGCCCGAACGGCGCGACAACCGGCAACCCGACGCTCGGCACGGGCGGCGTCATGATCATGAACACGAACGCGCAGAACTTCCGCGTCAACTGGATCTCGATCGGCAACTGACATCAATCCTGAGATGCCCGGAGTTCCGCCGACCACCCCGAACCTCGACCTCCTGCGTGGCAAAGCATGAGAATGAAAGCTGCGGTTGAAGACGTAAGCATCGAGCTGAAGTATCAGCCGCTACCAAAACAGGCTGAGTTCCATGGTCTGGGTAAGAGGTTCAGATTCTTTGTGGGCGGATGGGGCAATGGTAAGACATCAGCGGGCTGTGCCGAAGCTCTTATGCTCTCAATCGAGTATCCCGGCACTACCGGCCTTATTGCTCGCAAGACTCGTCCTGAGCTCAAGGCCACAACAATGGATACATTCTTCAACGGTGGTGGCGGCGATCCAGACCAGGGCGATTACACTGGATGCCCTCAGGAGCTCATACGGAGCTTCCACAAGACTGATCAATTGCTGACGCTGGTCAATGGCTCTAAAATTCACTTTTGGCCTCTTGACGAGCCACAGAAGCTCACAAACCTCAACTTAGCGTGGTTTCTGATCGATCAGGCGGAAGAAGTCTCTGAGGAGATGTTCATGATGCTCCGTGGTCGTCTGCGTCAAGCGAACGGTCCACGCTGTGGCATTATCCTCGCCAACCCCAACGGACACGATTGGATATGGGACAGATGCGTGAGCAGGCCAGAACTCAACAAAGATTGTGGCCTCATCCACGCAAAAACCACTGATAACCCCATGTTGCCGGCAGACTACATCAACAGTCTGCTCAAAATGCCTGAGTCATGGGTCAAGAGGTTCGTCGAGGGCTCCTGGGACGTCTTCAGTGGTCAAATCTGGCCTGAGTTTGACGAAGATATCCATACCGTCCGTCCGTTCCCAATACCCGATCATTGGGACCTTATCGAGGGCATAGACCATGGGCGGCGTAATCCAACCGCAGTACTCTGGGCGGCCTTCGATGAACACGGCAACTGCTTTATAATTGAAGAGCACTATGAGGCGTTCCAGCTCGTCGCCCACCACGCCAGGCGTATCCATGAGGTTCGTGTCAACTACAAACTGCCGATATACACAGTGATCGATGCTTCCGCGTCTCACAAGGACCCTAACACGGGACGAAGCGTCATAGACGAGTACTGGGATCACGGTATATCGACGATACCATCTGATCGGCACGTCCCTGCTCGTATCAACAGAGTCGCCGAGTGGCTGATGTTGGACCCAGATCACGAACATCCCCTCAGTAGAGAGTACAGGGACGAGGGATGGCCACGCCTGTACATCTTCAAGAACTGCGTCAATTTGATCGAGCACATAAAGCAGTACCAATGGAAGCGCCAACCTGTCACTGCGGACGAGGACGCCAAGGAGAGACCGCGTGAGAAGGATGACCACGACGTTGACGCGATGGGCTATATTCTGATGACACGGCCTCATCCGTCACTTCCATTGGCGAGCGAGGACGCAAACACGCCCGCCGCACGATACTGGGCGCGAGTGCGGGAGCGGATGGACAAACGACAAAGTCGAGATGGCGCTCACTCGATGCTAGGAGCTGAGGCATAGATGTTCAAGGTCGTGAAGGGCATGGAGGAACAGCCCTACCACTGCATCCATTGTGGCTCTAACCCAATGGACATCAATGGAAACCAGCAGAAGGCCATCTTTTCCGAGGGCATAGACGTCGACTGGGGCAATTCGGTCTACACGTGCTGGGACTGCGCAGAATTGATTGCGGACCTCATCGACAGAGAACCGAGGGCGTCTTATGAACGAGTCAGCGCAGATAATGAAGCTCTCCGTAACGAGATTGATCGTCTCACCGAGCTTCTATCAGATGCTGAAGGAGACCTGGAGAAAATACGGGAAGGGGCAGCGGCTCGTTCGCGCGTGCTCGCCAAGACCGGTTCGAAGAGTCCTGAGCCGGAGTGATAAATTGGAGGAACAATGTCCGTTCTGCCGCAGAGCTTTTACTCATTCACCGTCGCCCAGGCCACAGCGAGCACGGCGCAGCAAGTGCAGCCACAGGGTACCGTGCCGCCTGAGCAGCCGAACACGACGGGGGCCATAATCAAGGGCGACTCGGCGAACACGGCGACTGTGTATTTGGGTGGTCCGAACGTCTCAGTGGCACAGGGCTACCCATTGGCGGCAGGCGAAACAGTGGCGTTCGACGCCAACGGATTGGGGAAGCTATGGATGATAAGCACGGCGACCGGAGCGGGAGCGACACTCCACGCGCTTCTGACCGGACCGTAGAAGTTCAACCTTTGGCTCCTGTACCACCGAAGCACACGTATTCGGATCTGCGACAAACACGAGTGAGATCGGAGAACAAGTCGAAATGACGGAAGAGCAGGAAACCGAGTGGCCGGAGCCCGCTGAGGAGCCCGAGCAGGAGCCACATCACGAGGGCGCGTCCAACGAGGAGAACGAGAATGGCACTGAAGAGAGTAGCGATTCCCAGTCCTAATTACTCGGGACGTGGCGGTTCATCAGTCCGCCTGATCGTGCTCCACACGGCTGAAGGCGCGAGGACGTATCAGGACCTTGGTCATTACTTTCAGGGGCCAGTCGGGGTCAGCAGTCACGTCGGCATCGATGACACACCGGGGACCATCGGTGAATACGTCCGACGTGACTACAAAGCGTGGACGGCGTCGAACGCGAACCCTGTGGCTGTGCAGGCAGAGCTGTGTGCGTTCGCGTCGTGGGGCTGGGATGAGTGGAACACACACTCCCAGATGCTGGACAACACAGCCAAGTGGATCGCGGAGGAAGCAGATAAGTTCAACATTCCTATCGATAAGCTGACCAGCTCACAAGCTCAGAGCTCTGGTATCGGCGTTTGCCAACATGTAGACCTAGGAACGTGGGGCGGCAACCATTGGGACTGTGGCTCACAGTTTCCAATCGATGACGTCCTCGACATGGCGCGGGGGAGCGACTCAGGCGGGTCAACCCCACCGCCCTCCGCGCCACCCTCGTCTGACGCACCACCGTGGAATTATCCACAGGACAACTACTTCGGACCTCCTGACAAATCGAACAATTGGCATGATGGCCACGGAGGTGGGTTCGATAACTCTCAGATCCGAATGTGGCAGAACCAGATGCAACATCGCGGTTGGACTATCGATGTGGACGGTATATACGGGCCGCAGTCGATGGCCGTATGTAAGCAGTTCCAAGCAGAGAAGGGACTACACGTCGATGGGCTTTGTGGCCCCAAGACGTGGGCGAAGGCGTGGGAGGCACCGATAACATGATCACTGCTACCGTCACCGTAGTTTTCGAGGCCACTGATGAGGCTGATGCGGAGCGCATAGTCGAAGGGTGGTCGTTGCATGAGGGCTCAAATGTGACTCTCAATTTGAACACCACCAGAATGGCTGTTGCCGACGACACAGGCCACGTTGAGCTTGAGCTTCCTGCACCGCCTCCTCCTATGATGCCGATGATGTTTCCTCCGCCTCCTCCTGCGGAGTCCGACGTTTCCTACGTCGATGAGGCGCGCGAACACGAGCTCAGTCCACCGGTTGATCCGTACAACGTGGAGGAGTGATGGCTGCCAACGAGAAAGTCCGCAATGCCGCGATATCCCAATCGCTGCGAAAGAAGACCGCAACGTTCACTCAGCCTGGTCGTCAGTCGGGGCAGAAGTACAGGTTCCCAATGCCCGACAAGGCGCACGCGCGCAATGCCCTAGCGCGACTGCCTCAGGCGAAGAACATGCCACCTGGTATGGCAACCAAGGTGAGGGCGAGAGCGAACAGGATGCTTGGTCACTGATGCCGTTTCAGTCCAAGTCACAACAGCGTTTCATGTTCTCACAGCATCCTGAGATTGCGAAGCGTTGGGCGAAGAAGTATGGGGTCCCAAAGAACTTGCCACAACACAAGAACGATCAGATCAAGCAGGCCGCGATCAATCAGAGTAAGGGGAAGTAATGGCAGTCGATCCACGAGTCCTCATGCGTGCAGCGATGGCCGCGTCGCCTGCAGTTGGCGCTCCGACTGATGTGACACCGTCAGCAGGCCTGGCACAGCCGCCGGGTGCATCAGCCACCGCTGTGTCGGGTCTGCCCTCCACATCAGGCCTGTCGAACGTCGACTTATCAACCTTGATGGGTACCGGGAGCGACCTGTCATCTGACCCCGACGCGCTCACGCAGATGGCACAGGTGCTACAGGACCCATCAACCCCTCCAGATCAGAAGGCCGCTATACAGGCACGACTCCAGCTCGCGGCGATGCGTCAACTCGCAGGAGGTCCGGGTGGCGCAGCAGGAGCTCCAGGCTCTTGAGCGGAACTGACCTCACCGCTCGGAGGGTGGTGGTGCTCCGCGGGCAACGATAGTCCTCGGTCGTAACTTGCGTCGATGCCCACCACCAGAACTTATGTCAACACCAGAAGCTAATACACAGGCCAAAGGGCCGCCCACCTCGGAGACTGACAAGAAGCTCCTGCATTGGGCACAGTCTCTCCATACGGAAGGACTAGGACGCCGTCGTCACTGGGAGGGCATGTGGTGGGAGAATCTCGCCGTATACATGGGCGATTTTTGGGTAGAGTGGGACATTCACAAGCGGCGACTATACGAGCCGGTGAAGCGTCCCGATCATCGAGTCCGCGTTCCGATCAATCTCGCCCAGCCCGCTGTCCGTACGGAATTGGCGAAGCTTATGAAGAACCGACCTATCATGGACGTACTTGCTCGGTCATCCGATCAATCGGACTTGAACTCGGCAAAGGTCGGTGATAAGCTCCTCAATAACTACGCCGAGCGTGAGTTCCACATGCCGCGCGTGCGCCGTCGCATGCTCACCTGGGCCCTCACCTGTGGCCTTGCTGGCATTCTCGTCGATTGGGACGACACGAAGCTCGGACAAATTGACGTCTTAGTAGATGACACTGGTAATCCCATATTCGACCCACGCGCCATAGAGCTCTACAAGCAGACTCTTGAGAATCAGGGTCGAAAGGCCACGTACAAACAGATCCCAAACGGAGAGATCATCGTCAAGGAGGTCAGTCCGTTCGAGATTCTGTGGGACTTCAGCGTCAACTTCATAGACGATGCCTGGTGGTGCATTTACTCAACCGTGTTTGATGTAGAAGAGGTGTACAGGAGGTGGGGAGTCGTCGTCAACGCGGACACTAATGCGCTGCCAGGCATCATTGAGCAGCGTCTCATGGGACGATTTGATCTCACTGGCAAATTGGCCACACGTCCCACGCACGTCCAACGGATGGCGATCATCCATCAGATGTGGATCAAGCCAGGACACACTAAGTTTCCAAATGGTATGTGTCTAGTCTTCAACAAGGACACTATCCTGAGAAAGACAGAGTTTCCGTATTCGCACGGTAAGCTCCCTGTCTACATGATGGGACACGTTCCGTTTCCAATTTCACAGTGGCCACTGTCGATTCTCACAGGACTCAAGGGACCTGTTCTGGAGCTGTCTAAGACCGAGTCGCAGATGCTAGAGAACAGAAACCTGATGGCGAATCCGCCCTGGTTGATTCCGAAGCAGCTTCAGGTCACAAAGGAGATCCAGAACAAACCTGGCATGCGGATCGAATACAACTTCATGCCGAACGTTCCGAAGCCTGAACCAATAACGATGCCCGAGATGCCAAAGTATGTCTCGGATCTTATCCAAATCCTAAAGGACCACATACTTGAAATCTCAGGACAAGGAGAAACATCGCAAGGCAAAGTCCCTCCTGGCGCGCGTTCAGGAGTTGCTATCGCGTACCTCCAAGAAGAAGACGACACCAGAATCGGAGTCACCGTCCAAGAATTCGAAGAACTTTCCGAAAACGTAGCATATGCCATGCTGAGGTTGATGGCGGAGAAATACACCACTCCCCGCACTGTGGCTATCTACAAGAACCACAGTGACATTGAAATCATCGACTTTCAGGGCTCCATGCTCGCGGGAGCAGCGTCAGTTGTGGTGCAGGCTGGGAGCGCATTACCACGGTCAAAGGCAGCAAAACAGCAGTACATTTTGGACCTGTGGGATCGCAAGATCGAGCAGGATCCACGCAAAGTGCGTCAGATGCTTGAATTGTCCGAGGGCGATCCGGACGAATGGGAGGTTGATCTCGACCAGGCGGAACGTGAGAACCACATTCTACAGGCGGGTGATGATCCAGGTGTGAAGGAGTGGTATAACCATCCAGCCCATCACTACGTCCACAGAAATTTCATGAAGTCAGCGGACTTCATCGAGCTCCCACAAGGGATACAGCAGCTCTTCGAAGAGCACGACCAGGAGCACACGTACTACGAGGAACAGCAGGCGATGAATGCCTCCCAAATGCAGGGTGGTGGCCAAGGTCAACCCAGTCAGAATGGCTCAACGCCTGTGCAACCAGGAGCTAATGGTCAGCAAGTGCCCGAGGGGCCGCCAGCGGCGTTCAGTGGGATGTCGCCCGCTAACATTATCGGTGCCCAACCCCAATGAGCGTATAATCCGGACTAACCTTGACAAAGGAGTAAGATGTCACCGCGCATAACAAGAGATCTGGAGACAGAGGAGGAGAACATCATAGCAGAGAATCCTCCCGAGGCCACGACTGTAGAAGCCACACCTGAGGAGAAGGCCAAGGCGGAGGCCGAGAAGGTAGCGGCAGAGGCGTTGGCAATCGCCGAAAAAGATGGCCGGCTTCCACATCTGATCGAGGGCGAACGAGTCCGCGTCACCTCAGGCGACTACGAGGGCCGCATGGCCTACGTCATGGCCGTCGACTACACGGATACACTCCAGACGCTGTTGTCTCGAGCGGGTGGGTCGGAGGCGCGATTCGCCGAGGCAGAGGACTACGTCTGCCGTACGCGCGACGGACGCAGTGACGTCTTCATCGCCACTCCCGACCAGCTCGAACCACTCGATCCGAACAACGGATGGGGGAGAGGATCGATCTGATGGCAGCCGACGGACAGGGAGCCATGATCCTGCAGCAGGTAGGCGACCTGTTGTCGCAGCTTGCGCAGTCCGAAACTGAGCCCCAAATCCAACGTGGCATCATGCAAGTGATGAAGCAGTTGGA